AACAAAAAACTTTCAAAGAAATAAAAGGCCTATATCTAGTAGTAATAAACCTTTTAATTTCTTAATCTATAAAAGGTATATAATGGTTAAAGTATTATATCAGGTATTTAATATATATATTTATATTATTTATATTAATATCTTCTCTTAAAGTAAGATTAGATACCATATGACCATTTCTACCAAACTTAAAAGTTTTAATATTTGGCTGCTTTGATTTAAAATTTTCATATCCTTGTCTTAAAAACTGGTCTAATAAAATCAAATCATATTCTTCTACTTTTCTGTACATGCTATCAAATATTTGGTCTGCACCAAGAATACCAGTATCCCGCAAATACTTACTCATTGCCGGCGAGTTTAAGTCCGAAACAATAACATTTGGATTGTTTTTAGATATACAAAACCCATACTGCTGGCAGGCGTTTACATAAAAAGAAAAATTTGGATCTGTAACAATTTGTTCCTTTTCTGAATCAATATGTTTTGATATATTAAGCATATCGATATATAACCCGGATGAAAATGGAGACGAATTTCTTGTTTTATACCATCCACTAAATGTGCATGGAAAACTTGGCGTAACTTTTGTTACGAAATGTACAAAAAGATTTAAATAATCGTTAAAGTTCCTTATTTTGTTTGTATTCTTTTTTACAAAGTTTTTAGCAAACGCAGCCATCATTGTGTTAACATATTTATTATATTCATCAATGGGGCTCACATAACCAACAGTAGGTCTTAGTTTACTTAAAAAAGATCCATTAACAGGAATTCTACCTACTGCGATGTTTCTATCGATTAAATCTAATAAATCGTTTAATTGTAAACCTACAAACCCAATCATTTTTATAGGCACATCTTGTTGTGGTGAAATCAAGTGACCAACTAAGCTCTCTTGTTTGGGTATAACGGGAAAACCGCTGTCATTTACCTTCCCATATAGAGCATTATCAGTATAAGTAAAGTCTTTGACACTTTTTAATAAATTTTCATCCAATAAGCTAAAGGCATCAAACTTATATTTTGCTCTTGTATAAAAAAATGAACTGGTCCTTTTCTTAGTATTATTTCCTTTATATATAGCCATTTAGTTTAGTTCCTTAATTGATTTAATCTGATGGGGTCTCGGTCTTTGCGATCTCTTCTGCGATCTTAGCAGCAGCTTTCTCCGCTTGCTCGTTCTGGAAGTCTAGTTTGGTTTGTTTAATGTGTGCCTTTCTTTCTTTTGCTTTCTCATCTACAATAGTAGCCAAATCTTCACCGGGAGCCAAATCTGTTATATTGGTGTCATAAGCAGGGTTCGATACATCATGTAGCTGTGCCTGCCTTACGACAATAACAGAATTACAAAACTTTTGACTTTCATCAGTAGAAGCAACACTAGATTGTCTCTTGCTGATATCATTCAATGCTTCCTCTTCTTCATCAGTATCGCCATTTGGATTATTTTGTGTATTTGATACCAAGTGAGCAGACTTTCCATCCCCACTATAATAAAATTGTGCTTCGACTGTCGTTTTAAAAGTTCCGGCTGATATTGATGACTTAACCTTGTTTATTAAGTGGTAACCACCAATGCCAAGTGCGTTGGCTAATGAAGGTACTTGTCCATTACCGCCACCATCTGTTGGGTCCATATCTTCGCTTCCAAGAGATATTGGATTAATAAAAATTGTCATCCCCGGATAAAACATTGTATTTCCAATCATCTCAATTGTAGCAGTATAAACCGCGCCCAATTGCATCAATCCATTAAAACCATGGTTAAAGTATCTGGCTTCTCTAATATATTGCATGTCTACTTTTGAAAATTTTATTGTCTTAACCAGCCCTCTGGGTCTTCCAACATAAAGATGCCTAATGCCATTTTTCTCATCTTCCGATCTTATTCCGGTTTTCTGATCAGAACTCATGTTATTCGCCACTGGGTATACGACTAGCATATTCCAAGCTTGGTCAATTGAATAATTCTCTAAACTTGTATTAAATGGTAAAACACCTTTATTATAAGCAGTCGATACATCTCGAAATGGCAAACTTCCCAAATATGGTACTTGTGACATTGGGTTCTCCCCTCCGGTGGGAGCAGCTAATATATTAGCAGTTTGGAATCGAAATTTATTTTGTGCCTTTGGGCTCTTAATACACAACTCATTCATCAATTCCACAATAAGTTTGTTACAAATATCTCTCATAAAATCCATCAACGGATATGATTTTCTCTCACCTTCCAAAATATTCTTAGCCATAAATTCTGTGAAAAAATCTAACGACACTGGTATCTCTGCTATGTTCAGAGTTTCGAATGAATCTTTAAAGCTATTATAATATTCAAAAGTTGATAAGAGCGTCATAGTATTCTTAACATCATCTTTTAAGGCACCAACAATATCTGTTGATCCAACTTGTGGCGGCTGATACATACAATCCATTACGGTATGAAACAAGTCCCCAACATAAAAATAATTTATGATTTCAAACTCTTTATCTGACAAAGTTGTAGCATCTGCTGGATTGAAAGACTTAAGCTCACCATCCAAATATGTAAAAGATTCTGTTACGATATCATCATCACCTGCGAGGGACTGCAATTCGGCAACATTGTCTGTGGAAGTAGCAGGTTTATGGGGCTTTGGTTGCTCTCTGAAATACCCATCACTCGCAAAGGCCCTCTTGTCTTTCAATTGAGAATACGTATAAAATATTCTTTGTCTTATGGCTAGTCTGGATATTATAGATTGGTATGATTTTTTTAATATCTCTTCTTCAATCGCCTGATATGTATTTATTAATTCATTCATCTGTTCGGCAGAACACCCCTTGTTCCACATTTCATTTAACTCATCCTGTAAAGACATTTTAGTGCGAACTAACTCTGGTGTTGATAAAACATCCATCGATGGTGTTTTTGTCATAGATTCAATATAAGCCCTATACTTAATTTTTATTGTGACGGACCCATCGCTTTTAAAATCTAGATCATGATCGATCATATTTAAATAAAACGATTTATTAATTTTTTGTAGTGAACTCTTAATTTTCTCTGCGGTTGTACCCGATTGTTTTGCCAACTTATGAAACATTTTATCATCTCTGATAGACCAACCAACATCTGCCCTAATTCTATAATTTTCTGGGTTTTGAAGATTTTTATTATCATATTTTCCAATTCCCTGAACAGATCCGGGAAACAAAATTAAATCTAGATAGCTAAATTTATTACTATCTTGGGAAAGTAAGTCTTGTACATTGCCGTCAATTGTTTGATTGCGAGTTTTGGTAAATTCATTAAGTTCTCGTTTTTTAATTAGATCATTAAAATCTCTAAAAAACAGTGTCATATCTGCAACTATATCATTTCTCGCAGTTGCCGGTGATTGTCCATCAAAGCTAAATGAAAAGTCTTTAATTCCAAACTCATGAGTGTTACGTAACCCTTCATGTCCAGCCCTGTATTGGGAATTATCCGAAGACATACTCTTTGGAAAATCAAACTCAATCTCTCTTAAAATGCCCTCTTGATTAAACACTTTAAATAGGCGCACCATTGGAACCAAAGAGGAAACAAGCTCCGGCCTTATATTAAAAAATGCTTCAATATCCTCGCCACGAGGAGAGGTTAACTTGTTTATAATGTCTTTCTTATCTTCATTAAAAGCACAATCAATTAATCTGATTCTCCCGCCGAACTCATTTTTCGGAGTGTGTATATTTGCAACACCAGCCGGTGTCACACTACTTATTCTAGCTGCCATGTCGTTTCTATAATCTAATGACAAAGTGTCCATGTTTGATAATAGCCAGCATTGCTTATAAAACACTTGCCTTTCTTCAATTTCGTCTTTTGTTAAGTCTTCTGCCCCTGCTGCGGCTGCGGCCTCTGATGCATCTTCCACCGTTTGTTCAATTCCTGCTTCTACTTCATCTATGACACCTTTCATGTCTTCTTTCGACACATCTTCTGTATACGCATAAATTCTAGCTAACTTATCATAAAGATTGAATACAAGTTCATCCCGATAAATTGTCATCAGCGACAGCGCTAATGAATAGGCAGCATACGTTGTTGCTTCTTTAAAGATTTGATCTGCTGTTCTTTTATCCTCTAATGCAATTAAGGGATTTGCATACTCCTTGGCAAACTCCTCCTTAAAATTTTTATAAACCTCCCCAAGTAAACCACCGGCTTCTGTGCCATCTTCTTTTTGTAATTCTAAACCGATATATGTGTACATATTTGCTGTGGTCCAATATTTTGCCCAAATCCCATATTCTTTGACGCTCGTCGTTGCCGATCCCGGGTAAAGCTGTGCTCTATGTTTTTGAATGTATTCATGTATGGTTCGATAGTTTTTAAAACTATTCGCTTGTTCGTTTGATAATTGAAAAAACGTAAGCTCCGTTCTGGTTGGCATATTATAAATTTCATATATCGATACGTCATTTACGATTGAGGGGAGATTAACATCATTGAAATAATCCTCACTTGTAACTTTCTTATAATCGTTCGGATAAAAAATACTTGGGGCTTCGCTTTGATTATCAAGACCCCATACCCCTGTCCCATCCAGCTTACCGCTCCATAACCATGGTTTTCCACTGTTTCCCTTAGGCACTGCATACCAGCCGCCTTCTTTAAAGGTATAATTAAAAACCTCTGGTTTGACAACACTATTGCCCGTCATCTTTTCTGCTAGATTTTTTGCTCCAATATTAATAATCCATGGGTTTTTGCTATCGAAATCCCCACTTTCTCCATCGTTGGAGTTATTAAAGTTCAGCCCACTGCCTTTTGAATCATACATAGAATATGCCATATAGAACGCATGGGTTTTGAGTGCGGTCCCATATACTTTATATTGTAACCAAGCTGTGCCGGATCTGTTTCTGAAATGTGGATCATATGTTGACCATTTTGAGCCTTCACCAATATTTGCCCATTCTGTTCCTCTACATCCGCTAGCATCTTTACCTCTACCAAGCCACATTCCTCTTTTTAATAGTTTTACCGCTTTTCTATGGATTTCATCCATCCATTTTTGAGGATTTTCAAAATTATCGGGGATATTTGCTGTTTCGATGTGTGGTTGGTATTTATCAAAATTGGCTATTGCGGCATTAATAAACTGTTTTATCTTTGCGGCTTTTCCAGCATAGCTGCTATATACAAAATTTATTAAGGATGGAGTGTTGCTTGTATTTCTTTTAATATAGTGCAACGCCCGAGCGTACTTTTGTAGTTCATCCAATGATTTTCCTTCGGTGCCATAACCAATTTTAAGAATCTTTTCAAGATTAGCAGTCGCTGAAATGGATTGATCATACGAGCTTTCACCTTCAAGAGCCGGAATAAAAGAAAAATCAGAACTCTCTTTATAAGGAAAAATAGTATTAAAGGCTTCTTTATATGATTTATCGGTCATATCTCCAAATATTTTTGGATCTGTTGGGGGCAAATCGGCGACCTCAAGCATAGCTTCAAGAATTTCAGTATCTTTAAAAAATCTTAAAATTTTCTCTGTTCCTTCATACCATGGTCCGGGAGGAAAATCGTTATCTTCCGCCCACACTTCAAAAAACTTCTCACGATTGAAGAATTCATAACTAGATGCAAAGCTATACACCATTTGTGTTAGATGCCAAAAATCAATGGAATTACCTTTTTTATGAAGAGCAAGGGCAACAAGCGCTCTATTTTTAAATTCATCATCTATATCACGACCAGAATACCATCCTCTGGAATTCCCGTAGATTCGGCCATTATCAACTATCTTGTCGGCGCTTTCCGGGGCATTAGCCCACGAATCGGTAATGCCATATGTCTTATGACGGGAGTAATATACTCTATTATATCCAGTGGGTTCGTAATAGTGCATACTATTATAATAAAACGGACCTAATACCCATCCGATTTTAGAGTCAAGTGCCGGTCCGCCCAATGGAATCGTGGGCCGGGCGTCGCCCATGCCGACAAATTCTTCGTCTGATCCAACATTTCGAGCTTCTTTCCTTGCCGTTGGATTCAAAGTGGTTAAGTATTTTCCCCACCAATAATAATTATTATATTTTTTCTGTGTCATTTTAATGCCTGTAAAACTTCATAAATATCCACTGGGATTTTTATTGTTTCTCCGATTTTTACATGTGATTCTGTTGGTTTGTTATTTACTTGCGCTATTACATACCAATACTTCTTGTTTTGGAAAAACCTATGTGCTAATTTCCAAAATGTATCTCCATATCTCCAAGTATAATCGAAGGTCGTCATAAACTCTGGTGTTTCTTTTAATACCGGTGTTCGGTATTGTCTTATTTTATTAACACCTCGCTCTTCAAGTACTTCTTTATATTGGGTATCTTTGTTAACTCCAATTTTTTTATTTCTAGACATATTTTAAATCCTGTTAATCGCCAAATAATGTTATATTGTTATCTCTTATCACTGATGCTAGTGGATCAAGACCAGCCGCCTCAAGTTCAGCGTTTCGTGCTTCCTCTTCCATATTAAAAGCGCCCAAAGGAGAGATTACATCTCCACCCTCCGGAAGAGCATCTGGATCTACCATTTCTTGTACACCAAATGGATCGTTTTCTGCGCTTGTAACAACCTCAAAGTCTCCGGCAAACGCCTTTGGCGTTCCGAGGAAGTGATTGTCTCCAATCCAATCTCCATTTGTATTCCAGCCCGGTGTTTGCTGATGAAGAACATTTAGTGAGAAAGATAATTCATAAGTTTTTGGATAGTGTTGCATGTTCTGAACAAAAGTACCGGCATCTAAAACGGGACTGACAGACAATGATTCAATATATCCCATTAGGCCGTCATCTTTTCCGCTAACGTTACTATTAATCAAGTTTGCAAACTTAACTTTAACTAGTGGTGCCCCATTCATGTATGAGGCAGCATAAACTGAACCTAAACCCTCGGAAGCCTTACCTGTTACTTTTTTATATGATGGATATAGAAAAGATGTCAAAACGTCTATCTTTTTCAGATTTAGTTTAGCTTCAGAAAGATTACCGGCAACTACACTAAACGCTAATGATATTGTTCTTCTGGTTCCTTGGAAGATTGCGATTGGGTCGTTTCTACCAAAAACCTCCTCTGTGTTCCAAGTGGAATCGAATGATTGATCCATCGAAGTTATAAAAGCTAAAAACTTAACAATGTGTGGCTCAAACAACATGCTTCTAATTTCTAATATTGAATTGGTGCCATCAGCATATTTTTCTAAGGTCGAATCAGTTGATAAAAGTATTTTTGGTATTGCCATTTAATCGTTCTCCTTTAAGTACATTCAAGCTCGTAATAGCCATCTTCTAATAGCTTTTTGATGCCCTCGCTATCTATTTCTAATCTTATGGTCTGTTTTTGTTGTTTGGCACCCATTTTATTAATAGCCGCCACAATAGCATTACCAGTGTTTCCGCTCATGGCGCCAGCACTTGTCCCAGTCGCAATTAAAGCTAAATTTTCAAGTGTATGTGAAACTTTAATTCCATGCTCAGAATCCAAATCTAGTGCATTCATAAAAGATCTAATTCCCAAGTACATTCCAGCAAACACAGCAAAGAAATCAGCAGATGCTAAATCAGCAAACTTCGTTACGGCTTCTTTCATGTTTGTTGCAAGATCTCCCATACCAGATATTGCACCACCAACTGCTGTGGCCATGGTTGCTTGTGCTTGTGCCTGTAATGTCATTTCTTCCATTAATTCCCAAAGAATATAGAGCCCTACCATTGAAAGAGGATTTGCCATTACTGCCGCAGCCGCAGCTATTGAAGTCATAGCCCCAGCAAGGCCATATAAAACTCCAACTGCTCCCCACCCGTTAAGTGATAGTAAAACTAATTGTTCGATAAGGCCCGTCAGCATACTTACAAATAAAGCCATGCTAGCAAATACAATTCCAATACCAAATCCAATCGCCAGTACTGCGGCTGCAAACCCAGCAGCCGGAACAGTTGCTGCCATAAGGCCTTTCGCTAAGAAAAAGAACCCAGCACCCATCAGGCCAATTACTGCGGCAGTAATAAACATTTTGTCAATTGAAAGTTTTCCAAATTGACTTACAAATAAAGCAATCCCGGCTGCTGCGATTCCTATTCCTATTCCGACAAACATAACTGCTTTACCTAATAAGAGCATAGCTTTTGCTTGAACAATAGAAATTCTTCTACTTGTCTGTTGTACGGTATTCTGAGCGCCTTGTGAGGCCGTCAGAGTATTTAACAATGGTATTTTTGAGGCTATTAAGCCAATAACTTTTCCCATGCCTTTGCCAATAAATGACAAATTCAATCCAAATATTTTAAATAAATTTAATACCGGCAATAAAACAGGAGACAAAATCACCAATGAAGCAATAAATCCTTTCATTGCATTGTCTGCTGCAAATCCTTTCTGCATAAAATCAGCTAATGCTTGAACTACATCTTTAATTGTCTCGATGTATGGAGATAAGCTAATAGCAAAATTAGCCATTATCAATTTTAATTGTTCTGCGATCCCTTGTGCCTCTTTCATCCTTTTGTTCATCTCTTCTTGAGATTTACTCTGTGCGGCCATTTTTCTTTGATGTTCTTTATATTTGCCCATACTCATGCCGAATACTTTATTAGCTTCTGCCATATCAGTTATACCAGCAGCATTCGCAACAGCCAATTGAGTAAACTTGTTCATGTCTTTGAATTGTTTACCAGAAGCTTGCATATTTCTTATTAAATATTCAATTCTTTCGTCTTCTTTCATGGCTAACATGTCCATGGCCGACATCTGGGTACCTAATATTGCATTTAGCTTACCGGTTGTGTTTGCGGCATCCGAGAAAGTGTCAAACTTGCCTGCTAAACCAAGCAGTGTTTCAGTCTCTACACCAGCAGCTTTTGCGGCAGAAGCAACGTTCTTATAAACCTTAACGCCCTTCTTTCCATAAACAGCCAAAGTCTTGTTTGCTGCTTGAAAGCCTTTTACGAACTTAGACATAGAGAGGCCTAGGGCTTTTGCACTTAATGCCAAATCATTGGTTAGGTCTACCGCCTGATCTCCTGTCATTCCAAGCCTTTTGGTGAAATCCTCTATCATAATACCGGCTGTTTCACCACCCAAACCGAACCTATCAAAAGCAGCAGCAGTAACTGCCATTCTATCTTGAACACCCTCGGACATACTGCTAAAATTATCGACAGAAGTGGCTAATGCTGTGTATGCCTTACCAGATTCTTCGACACCAATTCCTAAATTTCTATGTGCCAAACCTGTGTCTAGAATCTGCTTGGTCATTGTTCTGCCCATACCGGTCTGTTTGGCGAAACTAGCTGTTGCTTTGTCAGCGGCTATTGCTGCCAGAATTGTCTGTTCGGCTATCTTAAGCAAAAGACTAGCAGCCATTCTGCTTGGCTTAAAGGTGTCTTTTAGGGCTATACCCATACCTTTAATACCTTCCGGGGATGATGCCATTTTTCCTATCTTTACCATTCCGCCTAGAATCTTATCTGCTTTTTTTGACACAAGGCCAATTTTCACGGCAACATCCTCTGATCCCTTCTTCATCATATCCATAGCTTCCAAGCCAACTGGACCTAATTCTTCATGAAGATTAATTAATCTTTCGATCTCTTTTTCACTCATGCCTATACTATCGGCAAATTTCTTTGCTGCTTCTGAGCCTCTTACAAATGCCCCTGCATTGGTTTTCTCCCAAATCTTATTGATTTCGGTAGCCTTGGACAAGGCTTTCCCGGTATCGCCTATTGCTTGGGCAATTTTAAGCTCAATCGCTAGAAGTTTCTCTTTACCAGCAATATGCTCATCCAAGTTATCGACAGCAGTGGCCTCTCTTTCAGCTTTTTCTTTTCTAAGCTGTTCTACTTCTTTTTTAAGCTGATCAAATTCTTTCTTTGTTATCTCAGCCATTTATTATTCCTCATCTCTAAATGGCCAAATTAGGCTTGTCTCGGTTTCGAATTCAGATATTGCATTATCCAACAATGATCTGTTTTTGACAGTTCTAGGGTGCTCGCTACCATATTCAACATATGCATCAATATAATTCTTCTCTGCAACGAGGGCTCTGGCATATGCTTTAACATCTTTATGCTTCCCTCTGATTATGAAACGTCTTCCTTGGCCATCTTCGTCTTCTTCTGTTATGGGGATCTCGCCTTTCAATGTAGACACCATAGGAGTATCTCCATACATCAATTTGAGCAAGCTCTTACTCCATGATCCAAGAGTTTCAAGCCAAGACTCTTGTAGTAGTTGTTTTTTATTTGAATTCATATGAAAACCTCCAAGTATCAATAAATAGTTTAAATAAAAAAATGCCCCGTAGGACATTTATTATCTTGATTTTCTAGAAGCCTTTTCAGACTCCTTTCTTTCTTCTTCATAATGCTTCTGTAATCTCTTAAGCCACCACATCCTAAGACCAACTGGTAAATTATACATTTCTGTAAATGACCACCCTCCAAAGTGTTTTAATTGGAAGAACTGCTCATAGGTTGCTTCGATATATTTAGGAGTCAGGCCAAAAAAAGTCTGCCCCGAAAGGCACCTCCATCTCTTGCTCATGGCCGCAGGAGTGGCAATTGTATTCTTGTATTACTTTAACGTCCGGAGCCGTTGATTTGTAACACGCACGAAGGTGTCTAGAGTCTATGGTTGGCATATTGTCAATATATTTTGAAATAACTCCTCTATCACTGTGTCCTTCGATAGATACAATCATTCTGTTATATTGGTCTGATAGCATGGTTTCAGCAACCTTTCGCTTCCTTTTACCAGCCGAGAGGTTTGCGATATGAATCTCATCCTCACCAGTCAACATTTTATACTCTACATTAAATTTAGAATATGGCATTTTAGTGCTGAAAGTTCCTAGGCCTGTTTCTTTAATTTCTAATTCTTCTCTCAGGTCTATTTTTATTATCTTTTTGTCATTTAAATCAAATGTACATTCATTCATTGTCCCGCAAGCAGGGCATGTGATTTTAGTTTCGTATATATTTCCATAACCAGATACTCTGGCTGCGATAAGTATTGCGTTTCTATCTGCTACAAAGAGCTTTTTAGCATTGATTTTCTTGTCGACAATTACGTTCTGCAAGAACCTCTCGATAGCAACTCCTTTTTTAAGTAAAGTTTGGGAAGATAAAATATCTTCGTCTTTTGCTGTCATAAACCTTATCTCAATGGTATCCTTTTCATGCAGAGGGTGATTAGGAGGATACCCTTTTCCCTCTGATGGTAATTCAACAAATTCTGTCGGTGCAACGAAATGCAACGGGTCAAAAGCTTGTGACTGTTGAACTTGTGGGGGAGGATCAGCATGCTCGGGCTTGTGTGTGCCCATCATACGATCTTCGTTATTTCTTCTTGACAATTTTCACCTCTCTTGTCTGTTATATTATGCTACTGTCGCATAATCGATTGATAATGTTAAATCAACTGTAATAAAGTCATCAGTTGAATAATCAAGGTCACCATAATTTATCGAACTAATAAAGGCACCATATAGCTCCCAAGTTTGAATTGTGGCTCCGGACTCATCTAATACTGTGATTCTTGGAACATCTACTCTAGTTTCTTTCATTTCGCTTCCTTTTTCCATTGTATCTCCTAGCTTATCAATATTACGATATCCCGTTTTACTTAAAAGTGTGCTTTGCAAAATGTTTTTTGTCATAACAAGAGTCATAGTAACATCAGTCCACTTTCCAATGCCGGGAACCTTAAACATGTGATTCATGAGCTTATGTTCTGACGGTTCTGTTTCAAAATTAGGCAAAGTAATGGTCTTTACTTCCATTCTGGTGGTGCCTAGAAAGTTTAATAAATATCTATTTTTTCTAAGCGGCTCTCCCGCTGTTGCCCAAAAGCTCATTTGTTATTCCTAGGATTCTGGGTCGAAATCGGAACTTGTATCTTTACTAAACTTACAAGTAGCCCAATCATATCTTATGCTCAACTCTACTGTTCTTAGATCATCACTTGAATAATCCAAGTCGCCATATTTAGCTGATTTGATGAATGGGTTTTTCAATTCCCACTGTTCTATTCTCGTTCCAGCATCATCCAAAACCTCTATTTTAATTCCTTTTAATGCATCTCTGGCACTGTATTTCGCTATAAATTGTCCATCACCCGATGCATCTTTAAGACTATACCCAGATTCCTTGATGATATCTAATGTTTCAGCAACACAATCAATAGGATCTCCCGCAGGATCAACTAGTGTTAAACTAATTTCATTCCAAGTTACACGTCCCGGATAATAATATTTATTATCCATAAAATCATGTTCGACTTCACTAACCTCGTATGCCGGCGTAGTGACGGTCTTTGCCCACCACTGTATTTTGTCGTTCATAGTGACTAGCCATCTAAAATTTCTTTTCGGCGTTGTTTCGCCGGTGCTCCAAAATGCCATGATTAAAATTCTCCTATGTTATTCTTAATTAGTTTCATGATTAAAATTCAACCCCGGATTTTGTTATAACAAAGTCGATTGCGATGAATTCTATCGCTCTGGCTGGCTTAATAAAGATTTTAGCATACATGATGTTACGATCAACCAAGTCTGCGGTTGTTGTGGTTTCATCTAATATTAGTTTATATTCTGTGATACCAAATCTAGCCTTTACATCAGCCAATATTACATCCGCTCTTGTCTTAAATCTAAACCATGTTGTTTGAACATTTTGATCAAACAGGATAGTATCAGCAACACGACCAATTCTTTTCTTAAGATAAATCATAAGACGTCTTACATTGATTCTATCCAAGGCTGATGGAGTTTGTTGAAGGGTCTTTTGACCAAAGATCACAATCTCTCCAATGGATGGGAACCTAGCAATTGGGTTAATGTTTTGCTCATAAAGATCATCACGATCTTTCTTTGTTAGGTGCTCAAGGCTACCTACAACACGAGGACCAGCAGATCCACCAAGAACTCCAATTCCGCCTCGGTTAAATCCAGCAGGTGCAAACCAAGGACCTTGGCTAGTTGCCTCAGCTTTGGCAATTGCCCCAATCGCCGCAACAGAAGGAGGAACAACAGTTACATCCTCTGTTCCAGCCGCTGTGTCTAACAATCGAACTGGTGGGTAATAGGTGGCAGCATAACTTGTATCATAATCCAAGCTTTCCGCTTTGCTAATTGCAGATGCAGCGGAACCAAGTGCTTCAACGCCATTATCTTCGTATGGCTTTCTATATCCGCCATCTAGGTCGATGATCGCCAATGTGTCTGCTCTTTCTTCCGCAATTCTAATTAGGTCTTGAGTCAAGCCTGAATTTATAAGACCGGGCATTGAAACAATGTCATAGCTCATCAAATCTTTATCTGAGATTACTTCGAAAACTCTCTTTACACTATGATAAGCATAATGC